GGACCAGATAACGTGACACTCCGTCCTTAAGTCGCGCATCCTGTGCGTCATCACTCTGTTGCAGGGCCTGCATCAGAGAGATGAGTGACTGGACACGACGATCAAGAGGGAATGCTTTTGTCACTGCTCCTGTAGTAGTACAAACTACGCACTTCTTTCCACAAATTTCATGATCAAAAACGTTCTCCCATGTATTTGCTAACTTGGTATTTAGCAATGCCTTGGTTCTACGGCACGTCACACGGGTATGGAGCTTCCACGCAGCGAAACCAAAGGCTGCGGCTAAACCAGCCAGGGCGGCCAGAGGGATTTTCTGGAAAAATTCGTGAACGTACTTTGCAGCGGTTGTAACAATGTCTTTGCATTTACTCCAACCAGCTCCAACATACGTCTTGAACTTCTCCATCTGTCCTTCTGTCACCTCCCTGACACGACGGCACATGGCGTGTGCACTCTGTTCAATACCGTATTCATCAGTGTAAGATCCACTGAAAATCGGATTACAGAATGCTCCACCAGCAACGTCGCATGGCTTGTCTGCCACAGTCTCGTCAGCTTCCACGCAGGGACTAAATTCTTCTTCGGACTGTGCCTTCCTCAACACTTCAATTCCTTTCGTCAGTCTTGGTCCCATCTTGGGCTCTATTCCGAACTGCTCCTGCATACTCTTTGCCAAATTCTTGTTTAGCGTCCGTTGGGAAGCGATGTCCTTACGGAGATATTCAAGAAATTCGTCAAAAGTATAAGTCGCAATTGCGGCTCCTGACGCCATGTCATATCGTGTAATGTCGTACACTTCCTTACAAAATGGCTTCGGTTCTTCACCTCGAGCGCGGTAAAACGCCCTCACCTTGTCCGGGTCAATCACATTAGCTGATTTATGCGTCTTATATGGGGAAACTACCATGGTAAGCTCATCCTTAGCTTTCACATGAATGCAAGTTCTCCAACGACGATGCACAGCACCGGGTGATTGAAGGGATTTCGGAATGGGGGTTTGAACGTTCGAAGTGGCAAGAATGTAGTCAGATGTAAAGAAACTATTAGCTTTGTCCTCCGCGACGGCCATGTGTAGTTGGTATGGCGCTTCATTCGTCGCACTAATCACCTCCATGTACTCCGGGTTGGGCTTCGTGACGGAATCAACTTGCTGGTATATGTCATCATACTCAACAATGGGTTGACCCATATATCCTTCCCAAAACTCATTTCCTGCCTTCCGCGGGAAGTAACAGTTGGTAACGTCCATGTCCTCATATTTCCCCTCGATTTCCTCCTTAAATAAGAAGTATCGAAGGGCCATATTGAACACGGTTTTACCTTGACCGGGGGCACCATAGTTGTATAGGGTGTATGGCTTCTCCCGTTCTGCTGCTACAGCATCCGCTCTGAGATTGGCAATTTCAGCCTTCCTACGCAGAAATCGTAGTTTCGTCTCTAATAGATGGGTGAGTTTTCTATTCTCCGCACTTATTGACGTAGCAAGCAATCCCTCACCAACCCCTAGAAGTCTCTGGGTTAGGTGACAGAATTCCTTGGAACGAAAATGCTTCATTGTAAACTCGGGCGATTGAAGAAAATCTACTGCTTCAATAAACTCGTTAAATTTAGGGTACTTTTCCTCCATCTCTTTCTGCTCAGACGAAACGCCTGAACATGCTAAACTGGCCTCGTTCTTCAAAAAGTGAATGAACCAAGTGACTAAATCCATAGCGTGCTTAAATCCAATAGCGGAACGTCCAAAATCTGAAAAATACTTCATCATGCTGGTCGGGGTAGGAAGTCTACCGTGCATAAGGCAAACAATTCCGCCAACAATCAAGGCACCAATCTGAAGCATGGTGCGTCCAACAGTATCCTGGAACCCGAAGTTCTCGGTGCATTCGGCAAACATATTCTTCGCTGACGCGAAAAATGAGTTGTCGTATACATCGCTAAGGGCGGTACCGTTTTCTGCTCCATGAACAACCAGATCCTGGGCAACTCTTACGTTAGACTCAAAGATACCTTTCACCATAACAGTGACTTGGTTAATGAGATTTGAAAGGGAACCTGCATTCTGAAAAGTCATAAGGAGGACAATTTGAGCGATAGCCTGAATGGCTAACTCCAAATTGGCTTCCGTGTATGATTTCACCAGATCTCCTACAATTCTCACTAAACACAAGCACTTGGCTGCATCAATGGTCATATTCCAAACTTTCTTGCAAAATGCCTGTATCTCGCTGATGATTTCGTTTACCTTTAAACCCGTCTGCTGGACAGCAGACTCTGCAAGGCTAACGACACGCGAAGTTGTGTTGGGGAACAAATTTCGTTCCAACCAACTTGGTCTAAAAACACTCTCGACATCATCCTGGGCATACTTCCTGTCACGGGCTTCATTGCGCTGATTGCGAACTTTAGTACGTGACTTCTCCGCTAAACGTTGCAGGCGGGGACAGTGATTCAAAGTGTTAATACCGTCGGCTGCACGAGCATACTTCTGTTTGAGCACATTGCAGGCTTTCCATGCTTGTGCTAACTCTTCCTTCAACTTCTTCTGGATAGCATCCTCTGCCGATCCAAACAACTGGTTAAACTCGTCATCGTATACGATGTGCAGAATTTCTTCTACATTACCGTCTCCGTCAACAAGTTTCACCAGCTGATCGACATACTTATCCTCGGGCAACTTACGCCCTTGAGACTTTGGTTTTAGTCTCTTCTCCTGCTTCACTGGGGGAAACCGAACACTGTCGGAATCAACTTCAGAAAAATACTTCCCAGTGAACTCAAATTTCACCTTATCATTGTCTTCTGCCACACGGGGCTTGACTAACATCTCCATGTACTTACCTTTCCCGAGGTATTTAAACCAACGTCGGGTACGCGACACATGGGTCCACGGGTTTTGTGAACCAGCCTCCACTTCTTCTACATTAACATTAACGGACGAAACATCGGACGAAACACAACACAAAGATCGGGCCAAAGAATCCATAACAAGGTGGACAGCTTTGCTGTGCTACCTCCCATAAGCTGACTATTCAGCCACCACGCTTCATCCTCAGTAGTATTTCATACCTAGAATCCACGCTTTCCTGCGGAAATCCGGAACGTAAAAGATTCCTTCGCGTTTGAAGTTATCTAATCCGCTTAAACCGGTACTCGGG